TCACCTTACCCTTGCCATTGGCGATGCCTGCGGCAGCTGCAGCATCGGCCTTGGCTTGATCTGCGGCTGTTTGCGCCGTTGATGCTGCCGTATTTGCTGCGGTGGCAGAGGCCTGCACAGTAGTAATTTGTGAGGCTAAGGCGCTGTCGGCATTGGCTCGAGCTGTCTGTTCTTGCTGGATAGCCGCTGCGTTCTGCGTTGCCTTGGTGTTGGCTGCATCGGCGGCGGCTTGTGCAGCTGCGGCTGCGTTGGCGGCATCCGTGGCCGCTTTATCAGTTACCGCAACCCATGCTGAGCCGTTCCAACGTTTTGGCGTATTGGCTCCGCCTGTGGTGTCAATCCATAGGTTTTGCGCTAAACGGTCCGCTGTCGCTGGGGCTGACGATTGAATGATCACCTTACCCTTGCCATTGGCGATGCCTGCGGCAGCTGCAGCATCGGCCTTGGCTTGATCTGCGGCTGTTTGCGCCGTTGATGCTGCCGTATTTGCTGGCATCGGCCTTGGCTTGATCTGCGGCTGTTTGCGCCGTTGATGCTGCCGTATTTGCTGAGGTAGCAGAGGCCTGCACAGTGGTTATTTGTGTTGCTAAGGCACTATCTGCATCCGCACGGGCGGTTTGCTCCTGCTGAATTGCCGCAGCGTTTTGTGTCGCCTTGGTATTGGCCGCATCGGCGACAGCTTGAACAGTAGTAATTTGTGTTGCTAAGGCATTGTCAGCATCCGCACGGGCGGTTTGCTCTTGTTTAATTAATGCAGCATTGCCGTTTACCGTTGCAGAAATACTGATGATTTGGTTTGCCAATGATTCATCTGCAGTGGCTCTGGCGATTTGCTCTGTGATGATCGCTGCGGTATTTGCGTCAATGGTAGCGGCAACAGCGTCAATGCTTTTTGCTAATGCTTCATCAGCTGCAGCCCTTGCATATTGCTCAGACCACACCCCAGCAAACACTACAGTTGATCCAGCATTCCAGCCAGTATCGCCAGCTAATGGCGGATTAACTTGCGCAAAAATACCATCAATACGAGATGATTCTGCAGTCAGTTTGCCATCGATAGTTTCAATCGATGTCTCAACATTATCTACACGTACAGTAAGTGCTGAAACAGCTTCGCCCAAAGATGAATATTCACCGATTTTTGTCCAATAGGTGGTGTTGGTTGGCAGTGTTCCTGCGGGTACGGTTTGTTTAGCTGAGTAAAGCTTGCCTTGATATTTAACCAACTGCCCAGTGAGATAGCTGGCGGTATTATCCCAATCAGGTGCGCCTGCAATATCGGCTATTTCTGCCTGCATTTGCTGAATTTTGTTTTCGGCTTCAGTAATGCTGACTTCAATATCAGGGATTTTGTCTGTTTCAATTTTGATGATTGGGATCAGCTCAATCTCTGAGAGCAGCTCCTGCCCGAGTGCTGATGATGTAATGCGCTCACTGAAGTACTCATCATATTTTGTTTGGTCGGTTGAGCTTTGACCGTTTACAAAGTTAGACCATGGCCCTACGTTGCCAGTGCGGTCAACTAAACGCGCTCTAAACCAAAAGCTAACCCCTGCACTCAGGCCTGTCATGTTGTGGCTATTTAGCGGGTAAGCAAAATCACCCAGCTTGATCATGCCGCTGTCGTTATTATTGGGGCCGTACTCAATTTCGGTGCGCAAGGTATCCTCTGCACCAGAAGGAAATAACCAATTTAAGGCGATGCCAAACACTAACGGCGTAGTGGTAAATGAGGCTACCGCAGGCGGCAAGCCAGTTTTACCCGTGATATTGGTAAGATCAGAGGACTTAGGCACTGACGACACATCAACAGAGTTGATTGCGCGAACTCGAGCAATATATTGCCCGGTGTAAACGCCGCGAATATCAACCGAGGTACCGCTGGTTTTTGGCAGCTTAACCCACTCGCCTGAGTCCTTGCGCCATTCCACTTCGTAAGCCACGGCATTTTTAGCTGTGGCCCACTGAATTGTCATAGTCGTGACTGACAGTGTTTGCTCAGTAAATGTTGACTGGCTGATGGTCACTGTAGCCGGTGCTTCTTGCGCCCCAACGGGCAATTTACTAATTGGCCTATCTTCTAGTCGTGCGCCTGTGTCGATATAGGGGTATTTACTTGGGTTATGCTCAACTGCGGTGATCTCGTACTCAATGCTATCGCTATTGGCTTTGGCGACACGCAGCACTCTAAATTGCTGTAGCTTTAGCTCGTCTGACTCAACCGACCATAACAGCTGTGGCAATGGCGTTTCGCTGTATTCAGTAGTTACCGTTACCACTCGGCCATTAACGGCCTCAATGGTACGCGCCTGAGCCTTGCCGCTTGGCAAGTTAATAATCAAGCGATCGTTAACAGCGATAGTGGCAGCACGGTCTAAGGTGACCTGTTTGCCATTCACTGCCGAGATACGCCCACCAATGCGGCTACCTGCTATCAGTTGATCGGCTACACCAATCACATAACCAGGTAATGGGATGCTGCCATCCATACCCACTTTGAAATTAACCGCGCGATCATTGTTATTGGTATAAATGGCCCACTTACCGCGCCGCTGAGCTTCTGATTCACGAGTGCAACCTAAGGCGGATAATTCGACTACGTTGTCGCCATAACGGCGCTGCAAGGCTTGATCGGATACCGAGGTAACATCGGATTCATAGGCGTTATCTGGGTTATCCCAGCTAATTAACGCGCGAGTGTACTTCACTTTTTCGCTACTGGATGAATAGCTAAATTTGCCGTCGATCACGTTGGCATTGGTGTAAATAAAATCCATATCCCGAGGCATATCGGCCACTGAGTACATTTGGCCGTTTGACCAGTACGTCATGCCTCGGTAAATAGACGCTAAATCACGCAGCACTTGCCATGCTTCAGCCGCTTGCTGAATGTAAATATTGCAGATATAGCGAGGCTCCATGCCGCCTTTACCATCAGGAACTAGCTGATCGCAATACTGAGCAATTTGGTAAAGCTCCCACTTGTCCACCAGCGACGCATTGATCCTGCGTCCAGTGCCAAAGCGGTCGTCAAGGATTATGTCGTAACTCACCCATGCTGGATTATCGGTCCATGCTATTTTAAAGCTACCGTCCCACACGCCAGTATATTCACGGGTAAGCGGATTGTAGTTTGTCGGTACCCGCACTTTGCGCATAAAGGGTTCGCACGAAACCACGGGAATATTCTGGAATTGACTGGCATCAAATTCCACGTACAACAATGCCGTGTTTGGGTATTTTAGCTTGCGGTCAATCACATCGGTGATCGCCGCAATTTGCATTAAGTCAGCCACACGATTGTTATTCTGGTTTGGGGTTAGGCGTCGAATGCGTATCTGCCAGCTGTTACCCGCAGGTAGGTCAATACGATGGCTGCGCTCATAGGGCTGGGTAGTTTTACCATCAACCGCCGTGCTTAATACCGTTTGATAGCTACCGCCATCGGTTGATAGATCAATGGCGTACTCAATGCGATAGCCGTTTACATCACCGTTATCAAGTTGCTGTTGCAGCGCTGGCCAGCGAAAGCGAACCCGCACAGCAGAAAGCAATGAGTTTGTGATGGCGCGGGTGTAAGGCTGCTCAGATTTTAACTCAATCCCTAAGGCAACCTCGTTTTCTACCGATGGCAAGCCAGGAATATAAGTTTGATGCACAGAGCCCGGACGAAAGTCCCAAATAACACCGGGGAAATTTTCAGCGCCATTGGCATCGAGCAAAGGAGTGCCATCTAAAAACACATTTTGGCCGGATAATTGGCCCTCAAATTCACCTTCGCCGATTGCCAGCAAGATTTTAGCCTTGGCGATGGAGCGCAGATCATCAGGCGATTCAACCGGAGTACGCTGCTCGCTTTCGCCTGCTTTAGCCCCATGGATAACGAGTTGTTTTAATGCGGGAATACCCATGTAGTTAAGGCTCCTGTTGATTGCCGTTGCCATTACCGCCGCCTGATTGAATTGGGCGTTTTGATGTAGCAATATCTTCGGCATAAATACCTGCGCTAATAATGGCGCCACCAATACGGCGCTTGCCGTAACCAATACCAACAGGGTTACCAGCAGCAGTGGTGTTAACCGCACCACCAAAGGCATAGCTTGGGGCGTTCTCCGCGGCTTCCCTGCCCTTTAGTCCTTTTGCTTGCGGAGATAGCATTTGCACCACGCCACCAGCGACTAAACCCACGCCAGCCTGAACTAGCCACCCTTGGCCAAAATAGGCGCCAACCACAATCATCACTGCGCCAATGATGGTTTGCAGAATGCCGCCGCGCTTACTGCCTGCAATTACAGGCACAATGCGAATTTCATTGGTACCGGCTAACTCAAATTCATCCATTCCGGTATTGCGTCCATTGCGAAAAATCGCATAGCGTAGGCCGAGTTTTGCCTGTTCTTTGATGAATAACTCAAATCCTTGAAGGGTATTTTTTAACGCGCTAAATGCTTCGGTTGTGGTCCCCGTTTCGAGTAAGCGCTTATGCTCACGGCCAAACTTTTTAGCAAGCGATCCTGATAGTTTTATCGTGGTGAGTTGTTGTGAGTTCATATTAGACCTGCTGTCATCAGCATTTTTAGGCAATAAAAAAGCCACCTGATTAGGCGGCTTTAGTTAATCTTTCTCGAAAGAGGGTTTTTCGGATTGTTATAGCAGGATAAGTCCTTTAGGCTAACTAGGCAACATCGCTTTTAAGCCCCTTGCCTCAAGTTCGTTTATGCTACGTCTAACCGTTGCGGCAAAACACACACCATCACGCATATGATCAATCATCTGTGTGCCAGCCCGAGAGCCAAGCATAGTAAACACCTCATACAGCTTGTATTCGTCAAAGTACTTTTTCAAATAATCCATATGAGTGCAAAGCCCTTTGATATTGTGAATATCGTACTCATTTAGCAAAGGTTTTTGGGCTATTGCAGGGGCAGCAGGGATAAACTCACCGTCTAACGGTACCCGCGCGGCAAGCGATAACGCCTCGGTAAATTGGTCTTCCGCTATTTGCTTGTAGGTGGTGCCAAAGTGAGACTTTAGCGCCGACCACATGGTAATAATGGCTTTAGCCTGCTTGTCTTTCGGTAGCGATTTACCACGGTACATAACTAACTGCTTTATGGCCGTTTGCTGATCTAACGTAATTTTACCTTGCTGCGACTGGGTGGCTTTGCGCGGATTTTTTACCTCGCCTTTTGTCCAGTATTCATAAAGCACATCATCACACTCTTCTTGATACTGAATAACCCGCTCGCGAATTTCAGGCTTAACCTTGTTTGGCTGGATGCTTGAAAGCCACGCTGCAAACTTACGAAAAGCCAAGCATGTCATTTCACGATTTTTACGATCAGAAGCAACCATTGTGATTTCCACAACACTTCTAGTAAACCTTTGCTTTATCTTTGTGAACTGTGAAGCCCAGTCCAAACCCATGCCTTCAACGATAGGTTTCATTGGGACATAAGGCTCGTTGTTTACACTCACAACAAAAAGGCTTGCTCCATGAAAAGGAACGTTGATTGTACGATCTGCAATTGCTAAACTTGTCATGTCAATGATTCCGCTTTGATTTGTTGATATAGAGGCCTCAACTGCGCTAACAGTTGGGGCTTCATTCTTTATGGCAGTCATGCGGCCACCCCTTCACTCACTAACTTCTCACAAATCCACGCCTCACCCGCTGGGGTAAACATGGCCTGCGAAAAACCTTGGTCGGTTTGACGTAGCTTTCCAAAGCCTTTATCAATAAACCACTGCTGAAACACTCTGCCGCGTTTAATGGCGTGGCTATAAACGTCATGTTCATCCAAAAACTTATTGAGGCGAACAGCGGACAAGTTATGCTTTTGCGCCACTTGGCTTGCATTCATTAATGTGTCACGCACCACCAGCCGATCGAAAAACTCCACTTTAGGCGCTTGTTGCTCGAGTAGCTTGGCTTGGTTAGCGGCCAGTTGCAGTGCTTCTGCAAATGAATGCGGGATCTGCGGGTAAGGCTTAGACTGTTTTGCTTCCAACTCTTGCCAGCGATCAACCAGTCTTGCGGTAAACTCAGGCGAAAGTTGAGCAACAACGATGATGCTATCGCGCTTGCCTTGCTCGCCAGAAAACACATAGTGTTTTGACTTCGAATTTTGGCTTAAGCTATTGATATTCTCGAAAACCCCCATTGGGGGAAGTTGAATTACCCCATTTTTTGCCAAGCGTTCGATAGATTGCTTTACTTTGTCATGACGAGATCCAACTAGGTCGGATATCTCTCCACTGGTCATGGTCAATTGGCTGCCGGTGATTAATTTCATGCCGCCTCCTCTTCCTTTCCTATTAATCCATAAGAGCGCTTTAATTGATAAACAATCTCTGAGTTTAACGATCGCAACTGCTGTTCAGACATTTCTTTAGCAATCTGGTGTACCTCTGGTGGTAACCGCAACATTAGCCTGAGTGGTGTCACTGTATTTTTTTTCATTTTCAATCCCTATAGTGTCGACTCGACACTATTAATTTAACTGCTGGCACTAAGTATGTCAACTCGACACTATTCTATTTATATCGAGTTGACGCTATGCTATTAGAATCATGACGAAAAAAAATTTCCCTAGTGATACCTTAGATAAGTTTATGTTGCGTTTCCCTAGTGGGATGCGTGAGCAAATTAAAGAGGAATCCAACAAAAACGGGCGTTCAATGAACGCTGAAATCGTGCATCGATTAGAGGTGAGCTTTATTGCCGACCAAAATTCATCGGCAGCAAGCTTGCTGCACGGTGAGGGTATTGAAAACCTTTTAACACCAACATTGCCAGCATCAATAGCAGGGAAAATAGCCAAAAACAATGCAGACTCAGGCATTGCATTGGCATCATTATTTGTTGATGAAATTAACGAACTTATCAATGGCGCAGTAGTAGTTGGTAAGCGAAAAATTGAACTTGATACAAAAAAGTTAACCTGCTCAATGCCAGTGACGGATGCTGAGATATTTAGCGCTTTAAAATTGGTTGAAAAGACTTTTGATGATGCAGGTTATCTTGTAAAAATTAACGATGGCAACATTATAATTTCATTTTAGTTTTAAGATAATCCACCTTGCCGACTGTAGTCGCTAGTCATTCTATTGAAGGTATATTCATATGAAAATACCTATACTTTCCTCTGTTAATTGATAGCTTCTGCTGTGGCTTTACCACTAATGGTGGTAAAGCCATTCGCCAGCATCTTCGATTCTTCTCAATATTTGCTATATTTTGCTAGCTGATTCAGGTAGGTAATAAATAATATATAGGAATCCATAATCGTCTTTGTCATAAACATTGTAATTTACCTGAACTATGACCTTTTCATCTGTAACCCACTTACCTTGATATTTTTTTATAAATGATGATTTTGGATTGTTTTCTTCCAAAGCTTTACCGTATTTAACAAGTAACCCATCTTTAAAACTGGTAAACTTTGTTTCTGTAATCTTACTTTCTTTCGCTGGAGTCAATCCAACTTGAGCTAACCCTCCTTGCTTATCAAAAAAGAAAATTACTTCGAATTTCTCCCCATCAATCTCATAATTATTCAATTTCAATTTGCCAGCAAAGTCGTCTTTGCTATCTTCAGTGCTACTTATAGATTCTGGATAGATCTCCTTGACTTGTGCTTCTGATGCTCCGTGGAATGCCTTTCCCCAAAGATAAACTTCTGAGTTATTACCACACCCAGACAATACAAACATTAATACAAAAACAGTAAAAATTTGCTTAATAAACATGAAAATAGCTCCATTGTAATGCTAGATTAATATCGACATAGTACGCTTGTTTGGCTGGTTATAACAAGTTGATCTATAGCGCACAATCAAGCGGGTATTGCGCTGCCAGTATCCACCGTAAATATCATGGCGGCTAAGGCGCCCATACAAATGGTGCAAGATCTTGCCGTCACCAACATAAACCGCAGCGTGGTTTACTCGATGACTTTGGATTTGCATTAAGATTCCGTCGCCAATTTGTAGATCGGCTAGATTGATATTTGGCAGCGCCACAAATCCCGCTTTGGCAAAGTTATCGAGGTATAGCTCTTGCTCGCCTTCCCACCAACCGTCTTGCCGTTCAAAGTCTGGCAAATGGATTTGTTGCACCTCACTGTACCAGTCGCGCACGCAGCTATAGCAATCCCATACGCCATGCACAAACTGACGGCCAAGTAGCGGTTTACGCTCACCCGTTGGCACTATGGTGCGTAAGTCGCCATCAGGCCAACTAAGGATATGCCAAGGCAAGCCGCTAGCCTCACACATGGCGCGATCGCGCTCACTGGGTTTGCTGCTGGCGTCGGGGTGGCTGTGGCATATCCCGATGATTGCGCCTTGTTCGTCAATATCCGCGTATTGCTGCGGATCAATCACAAACTCATCGGCTTTGTTAGTTGCCTTGTTTTCACACGGCACATATTGCGCTTTATTGCCTTGCTGGATCAGCAGACCACAGCATTCATTGGGGTAGCAGTTGGCAGCATGCAGACTAAAGGCATGTAAGAGCGTTTGATGCATAGGGACCTGCTTAGGTTGTGTTAGACCATTTTGCCGACGGAGGGAAATGCTTTTAACGTATAAGCCGCACGCTGGGGAAGCCGCCATGGGGTAATTCGGCATTTTCGCCAAAGCGTAAGGTACAGCCTTTGATTGTGCCTGAGCACTGGTCGAGTGCTGGGTTATCGGTTGGTTGATCTTCATCGGTAAACATGGCTTCGCCCGTGTAGCCACAATCCGCGCCGCGATACTCACCACATTGGCACCAGTAACAATAGGCGGTCATTTGTCGGCCGATTTTGTAGCCTGATAAATCTGCTGGGTTGGATAGTTCAAAGGTAACAGCGACGTTATCCTCATTTACTTTTTTATCAACATACCAAATCTCAACCGCTTCTTGGGTTGGATCCGCTTCGCTGTTGCTACTAGGGAAGTTGGCAGCATCAAGATATTTTGCCAGCGTTCGGCGTATTGTGACCTTAGCTTGCTCCATGTTCTGAAAATACAAGCACAGGGCGCTGATACTGCCATCGAGGTTAGCCACCGTTAGCGTTGGGGTGCTTGGCGAGCCGTCGGAGTTAACCTCAACCCCTTCTAACTGTGCTGGCCACGGGCTGTATTCTTCACCCTGCCAATAAATGACTTTTGCTGCTAACGGTTGCTGTGTTTGTGCGGCTTGGGTTAACTCAGCTTCGGTGTATGCAAGATTATGGGAATGAAAGCGCAGGATATCGGCACCAAAAGCGGTACCGTCGATTTCATAGAGAATAATCTCATTGCCCGGTTCGAGAGTTTGAATATCAGCACTAAGCATCGGCGGCACCTTTGGTCCACAGCTTGCCTTGCTCGATAATCGCTAAGCTATGCGCCTGGCGAATTTGATCCACAGTAACCGCCGCTTCGGTGTTATCTGCTAAACGCCAAATGGTGGAAGTAATTCCTTCTTTTTCAGAGACGTGCATTGCAGACAGCATACGACGTTGTGCTTCTTCATGACCATCAAACACCAGCCCATCAACCTCAACAATAATGGAATTCACTGCTGCAGCTCGCTGAGTGCGGAATAGGTATTCGTCAATGCTGATGCCATCTATCAGTATTTCAGCACGATATTGCTCAAGGGTTTTATGCTGTGGCCGTTCTGGCATTGGCTCGGCAAATAATGGCTGATCAATCGCTTGCTGATCTTGCGCATCAATAGGTAGCGCTGGCGCATTAAGCTCAGCATCTGTTTTACGCGCAAGCCATGATTGATACTGCTCGAACCAGTACCATTGCAGCGTGACAGCATATAGCTCGATAAACTTATCGATTACATGGTGCATTGCTGGATTTGCTGCATGTAATTGAGTGACTAAAAGCACATCGGCCAGAGCTTTTGACTCTGGCCGATGGCGTATTATTGGCTGTTTGTGCTCATCGAGCACCGGCGAACCCGACTTATCGAGTTCGTAAAACATACTTAAGTCCATAGTTACACCTTGTTCTTAATCCAGCCGATTGGCTCTTTTAGCTTGGCCGTGCCCACTAAAACGGTATTACCGTTTAAGTCGGTCTTGGTGGCTTGGTTATCGACAATCGTTACTTTGCCATCATCACCCCAGCTTGATCCGTTATGCTTTAACTCGGTGAAAGCAAAATGAGGAACTGCTTGCTGGTTGATATTAGCGAGATAGCTAACCGCCTTAAACGCTGGTGAATTATTTGCTGGCTGTATAGACTCTTAAATAATGATCAGAAACCAATTAAATCGAGATTAGATAAAATTTGGCCTGAATAAATGAGATCGATAGAGGAATGGCGCGGGTTTGCTGGTGGATTTATCCTGGCTACCGCGCCTTTTTTGTTTCTAGTATGTGCGATCTCAATTTTGATCAATGGCGATCCAGTTTAGCCAAATGGCGCTAAAAAAGTGATCACTGTGATTTAAACCTATGTGACGTTTAAAAGAGGTTTAAATCTTAATCCCCAATATCCTTCGATATGTGAACGACCTGACCAACTACATGGAAGTTGTGTTGCTCCGTCTTAGGCACTTCGATTGGCGGGTATAAAGGGTTATCACTCAATAAAAGCCAAGCATTTGGTTTAACCTGGACACGTTTTACCCATAGCTGATTATCACTGCGTATCACATAGATATTGCCATCGGTCAGCTCGGTGCGCTGCGTGTTGATGAGCAAAGTGTTGTTATTGCTTATGATGGGTTCCATGCTATCGCCCTTGGCCCATACTATAACTAAGTCCTTTTCGGCAAAACCACGCCATTTAAGCCAACGCTTTCTAAAAGCTAGATGACGACTCGGCTCAATGTCATCCGAACCTTCACTTCCCCAGCCCGCGGATACTTGAACGTTATAGCCAGGTATTAAGGCGAACTCGGATAAAAAACTTTCTGGTTGCGCCTGATGCGTGGTAGTTGCCTCTTTGTCTTGGGTGTATACGTTATCTTCTTGATGCATAGCACCGACACCGGTAGCTAGCCATGGAGCAGACACACCAACAGCATCAGCTATGCGTAATATTATATCTAATCTAGGTATGCCGCCCCCTATTAAATTACGCACAGTACCTTCTGAAACTCCCGCTTTTTCAGCTAAAGATCTAAATGATGTGTCTCCAATGGCTAATTTTAAACGTTCAGATAGCCGTCCAATTCTATCGTCATTAATCGGACGTTCCGTCCCATTGTCACTGCTCATCACAAACCCTCAACAAATCATTGTTTTATAAGAAATTAATTTAAAAGATTAAAACGCGCGTAAAAAAATACAAATGGACGCGTATTTAAATATTGTAATGCGTAATTTATTGCGCTAATGTTTAGCTTGCAGATTAAACAAACGCCTTAAATTAAACAGCTATAAGCAGGAGCAAAAAAAATGCGCAAGCAAACTACTTCACTTCGCATCAAAGATGACTGGCATCGCGCAGATATTATTGCCGCCATCCGTAAACAAGGCACGACCTTGTCCGCCGTTGCCCGTGAGCATGGCTTAGCCTCAAACACTTTGCAAAATGCGTTGCGGGTTTCTTGGCCAAAGGGCGAGCGCATAATTGCTGATGCCATTGGCATTGATGCCGCTGAGATCTGGCCTAGCCGATACTCACATCCTAACAAACTCGTTGGAAATGATATTAGCACAACAGCTAATAAAAGTGCGCACAAACAAGTTCAAGAGGTCGCGTAAATGAGCGCGCCTAAAAAAACATGCCCCCTATGTAAGCAGGATGTAAATGTCCCTCAATCAGCAAGCGCCAACGTTGATGCCATACAGGTGATACCGCCAGTAACTGGCAGTGATGATCTTCTTCTAACTCAACCAAGCAATGCGCAACTTTTTGCAGACGTAAGGCTAAAAGTTGGATTTGGGACTGTTGAAGATGCGAGAGCGCATAGCGAAGCTCGCCGTCAGTGGGCGTTACAGGAAAAGGCAACGCGCTACCAACACATTCGCCTAGTGCCATTACGTTGGATGTTGACGTGCTGGGACGAACTTCGGGGACTAAAACGTCTGGCAAGAGATTGCGTATTTGTTGCAGCTCAGCATGCAAAGAATCAATGGAAACAAAGATAAATGATGTCACCAAGTCGTGCAGTGTTTCTGCATCCATGGGGATGAGTTGGCTTGGTACGTTGAGAGGGTTGGTCATAGTTAGCCTGTTTTATTGATTGAATTGCATTGAAGTGTATGAGCAATGCGATCGCTCCGACAAGCGCAACGATCGACTTTGTTTGGAACAGAATTTTATAGGGGTTTCCAATGGCGAAACGCAACTGGAAAAAGGTACGAGCCAATAGCCTGCGCCATGCAATGGAGTTGTGCTTAGAGTTTGCTCGCGAAAAACAAAACCTTTCAGTAGACCGCGTTGCCGATCTGATGGGTTTGCCTAGCAAATGGACGCTATATAAATGGCTTGAGAATGGTCGTATTCCAGCCGTACTTATCCGCCCATTTGAGCATGCCTGTGGTGCGGATTACATGACCTTGTATATCGCGGCTTCTAGCAACCGCCTTGTTATCGATATTCCCAGCGGTCGCAAGGCGACTAATGCCGAAGTCAACGAACTACAAGGTTCCTTTAGTGAAGCTATGGGTTTGCTGATCCGTTTCTACCAAGGACAGAGTGCCGCTTCTGACACTATTAATTCGCTAAATAATGTTATGGGCGGTATTGCGTGGCATAGCGAAAACGTTCGTAAAACAGAAGCCCCAGAACTATCGCTGTTTGGAGGGGAAGAAGAATGATGGATTTATGGGTTACGGCTAGAGAAGTAACAGGTTTACCTGATATGCCAGGCACTGAACGTCGCAGTAGGGACTCATTAGATCGTCTGGCGACAGAACATGACGAGCTTTCAAGAAAAAGAGCAGGAACCAAAGCCACTGAATACCACATTAGTATTCTCCCTCATTCCACTCGTGCAGCTTTACTCGCTCGTAGAGGCAAGATTGAGCTTAACGGTACTGTATTAAATGCCCCCAAACCTAAGGCCGCGCGTGAGCGTTACGATGCCGCTAGCCTGTGGCAATTGTGGGAACGTGCGGGTGAACATGCGCAATCTGTCGCTAAAAGCAAACTGGCCTATGTCAGTGCCTTTTATGCGCTAGTGGAAACAGGTACCAACAAAATGGCGGCTTATGATCATATCGCCGCTGAGTTTGGTGTCGCAGTACCCACACTTCGCCGCGACTGCAAAAAGGTAGAAGGCTTTGATAAAGCTGATTGGGCACCGCAGCTGCTGACCAAAAATAAAATATCAGCCATGAATAATGCTTTAAACCGTTTAGCGCCCGTAAGTGATGAGGCGTGGGCATGGTTTAAAACTGATTACCTACGGGAAGAACAGCCTAACTTTGCTACTAGCTATTACCGCTTGATTGAAATGGCAGCAAAGCACGAATGGCAAGTGCCATCGGCAGATAGTCTTAAACGCCGTTTAGATAAAGAGGTGCCGCACGAACATCAAGTATTACTGCGTAAAGGTCAGCATGCGTTAATGACGCTCTATCCTGCACAGCAACGTACCGTGCTGGATATTGAGGCAATGGAGTGGATCAACGGTGACGGCTATCAACACAATGACTTTGTTGCTTGGCCCAGCGGCGAAATTATCCGTCCTAAAACATGGTTTTGGGCTGATATTCGCACCCGTAAGATCCTTGGTTGGCGCACTGGTGTATCCGAAAACACCGATACCATACGCCTATCCTTAATGGATGTGATCGAAAAATATGGCATCCCCAAACATATCACCATAGATAACACCCGCGCCGCAGCTAACAAGTGGATCACAGGCGGAGTGCCAAACCGTTATCGCTTTAAAGTTAAGCCCGATGATCCGATGGGATTGATCCCCATGCTCGGTATCCAACTGCATTGGTCAAGTGTAATTTTTGGCAAAGGTCATGGCCAAGCCAAACCGATAGAACGCGCCTTTGGTATCGGCGGTTTAGGTGAGTTTGTTGATAAGCATATCGCTTTTGCTGGTGCCTATACGGGGCCAAATACCAGCGCTAAACCCGATAACTACGGCAGTAAAGTGATCTCTTATGAGGAGTTTATCCAACGCTTAGCAGAAGGTGTTCAGACTTATAACCAACGGCCAAACCGTGAAACCGAAGTATGTCGCGGCATTATGTCGTTTGATGAAGCCTTTGCTGCTAGCTATCAAAATGCCACGGTTCGCAAAGCCACTAGCGAACAAAAACGCATGCTGCTACTGAGTGCCGAAGCGGTACGCGTCAGCAGTCAAGCCACCATAGTGTTAAACGCAGGTGGTGCCGTTGCCAGTCGCAAAAACCGTTATCACCATGAAGCCTTATACAACTATATCGGCCAAAAGATCGTCGCCCGTTTTGACCCCGATAACCTGCATAAAAATGTGGTGTGTTACACGCTGTCAGGCTTACTGATCTGTGAGGCGACTTGTATTGAAGCCGTTGGCTTTGGTGATACCGATGCCGCCCGTGAACATACTCGCCAGCGTACCCAATTTGTTAAAGCCAACAAACTCGCCGCCAAAGCGCATAAACGCATGAGCAACCTTGAGGCCGCAGAGCTAATGCGCGGGGTTGAGTCCGAGCCGCCATTAACACCAGCAGCCACCGAGATGGTGCATATCCGCCACGGCAATACCGTGCGCACTGTTGCCGCCCAGCCTTTAGCCCAAACAGAAAGTGAAAACTTTGAAGAAGCCTTTGCATTAGGCGTATCGGCACTGTTTGCCGAGAAAAATAAAAACCGACTTTAACACCCGTTTAAACCCAAGTTAATTACGACCAAAAGGAAAAAAATGATGAACAAGGTTGTCAGTATTTCTCAATCAGAAATCCAACGCTCACAACAGCAGCTAGACCAACAGCAGCAAGTTATCGCCTCAGTAAAAGCGATGATCGATAGCAAAAAAGTGACCCAATCTAAACTGGCTAAAGAGATCGACGTTAGCACTAGCGTGATCAGTCAATATCTCAACGGTAAATATGATGGTATTGGTGGTGATGCAGCAGGAGTAACCGAAAAGCTTAGCGCCTGGTTAGCACTGCAAAACCACCGCGCTACAAACCCTGTTGCACCTAAGTTTGTGCAAACCCAAACCGCCAATCAAATCCATACTGCCTTGGCCTATGCCCATGCTGCCGAGTGTATCAGCGTGGTATTTGGAGCCTCGGGCGTGGGTAAAACCACCGCCGCGAAACACTACGCCAACGATAACCCAAACGTTTGGATGATCACCGCTTCACCAAGCGCATCCAGTCTTAGCGAATGTCTGTATGAACTGGCATTGGAACTGGGTATGGATGATGCACCACGTCGCAAAGGCCCGCTGGCTCGCTCGATTAAACGTCGTTTAACGGGCACTGGTGGACTGGTGATCATCGATGAGGCGGATCATTTGGATTACGCCACGTTAGAAGAACTGCGCATTTTGCAGGAACAAACCCAAGTCGGCATGGTGCTGGTTGGTAATAACCGTGTTTATGCCCAACTGACTGGCGGCCGCCGCAATGAAGATTTTGCCCGCTTATTTAGCCGTATTGCCAAAAAAGTCGGCATTCACAAAGCCAAGAAAAACGATGTAACCGCCATCGCCACCGCTTGGGGCATTCACGGCGAAAGCGAACGTGCATTGATGACGCAAATATCCGAACGCCCAGGTGCGCTGCGCCTACTTAACCAAACCCTACGCCTAGCCGCCATGATGGCCAGCGGCAGTAATAGCGCCATTAGCGTTAACCATTTACGTGCCGCCTTTAAAGATCTTGAAGGCGTGGAATAACCCCATTACCTAACCCGTTTAAGCATAAGCAAGGAGCAAAATATGAGACACCAAAACCCTAAATTCGATGTGATTAGTGCGCTGCGCTTGCGCGGTATGAAGGTAATCCACAGTGGCGTGAAAGTCGTGCAAATCGACAAGCCAAGTGCCGATTTTCGCCGCATGGCCGTGGATATTATCGAAAACATAAAAGGCATTCGTCGCCGTTGTATGGCGGTGCAATTTCACGGCGTCACCGTGCGCTGGGAGGAGTAAAACATGGCCAAGCTAATTATTGAACTTAACGATGTAGCTATTGATGACGTTTGTGGCATCGAATGCAGCCTGAAGATAGAAGCTGCACCTGAGAGTGATCGAAAGCTTTCTGATGCTGCCGTTTTGGTGCTCGCCAAAACAATAAAAACACTATTACCAGAAATCACTAAGGCAGTAGTTGAGCAAACCGCTGGTCGTCAAGTAGTAAAAACCGAAGTGGTTCAAAACCAATCTTTATCTCAGTTTATGGATGAACACCGAGCATCCAGAAAAGCACATTAAGGAACCCATTATGGACAAACAAAATTATCAGCAAGACAGCAGTATTCCAGCAGGCTACCGCATGAACGCAGTCGGTGATCTAGTACATGAAGATCGTATTAAGCCCGTAGATAAACTGCGCGATGAGATAGTTCGGGGCATTGTTCAAAACGCCAAAGAGCTACGTGAACGGATGCTGGATTTCAAGATGGCGACCATGGCAAACATCGATGCCTTTGCCGAACTCTCCGCAAGTGAGTACGGCGCAAAGGTCGGTGGCAGTAAAGGCAATGTGTTGCTGACCAGTTTCGATGGCAAGTACCAAGTGCGCCGTCAGGTAGGTGAGCACCGCGTATTTGATGAGCGTATCCAAACCGCGAAAACCTTGATTGATGAGTGCATTAAAAGCTGGAGCGGTGGTGCAGATACCCGCCTGATGGCCATGGTTGAGCATGCCTTTCGGGTTAATCAGCAAGGCCGCATCGACGTTAATCAAGTACTCAGCCTACGCCAGTTGGATATTGATGATCCAGAGTGGAAGCTGGCAATGGATGCGATTGCCGACGCGATTCAAATCACCGGAACTAGCCAGTATCTGCGCTTATATGAGCGTCAGCCCAATGGCAAATACACCCAACTTCCACTGGATATAAGCACGCTTTGAGGAGGCGCTATGGCGATCACAAAAGAGCAATGGCAACAGCTTGAAACGGAAATGACCTTCGGTTTAGTGAATATCGCTTTTAGCTATCAAGGGCACGAAGTCAGTATTCGTCGAGCAAGAAAGAATGAGTCGGTCACTGTGTTGGAAGTATTTATTGATGGCGTTATCAAAGGAGAATGGGTATGTGCATTTGATGGTATTCCAGCTGATGCACCAAAGATTATCCCTGATATTTGGCGCAAGTGCAGCATGGCTAGATATACCGCAAAACAAATTGCCGATATCGAAAAAGGATTGGGAAAACGTGCGGCTAAAAAGGCATTCCCAGCACTGCATACACGGATTGAATGGTTTGATCCGACGTTCCCAAAAGCATCGGTGCTCTGCCGCCAGTTTAAAAAGTTAAAAGGTTTGGAAGTGACTAAAGCTGATTGCTTAGCCCTGACTATGAATCTGAGTTAACCGTAAGCGAAACCCGCCTCAGTGATGGGGCGCGGTCTACCTAACGTAGTGGTTAGGTACTGATGAGCAGCTAAGGAGTTACGTATGTCAATAAAACAAGAAAGCAAAGAGTATTTCGACAAACTGAGAAGTAAAGGCATTGAGCTAATTAAGTTTAATTGCCCTTGTTGCAATGCAATTTTAGAGACTGAAAAGAATAACACCCAATCGCCTTGGGACACTCTATCTATATGTCCTGAATGTGAAAAAGGCTTTATGAAAATAACACTATGTAACGGTGGCGACGTTATCGCTAATACCTTTCAAAGATAAAAGCGAAACCAGCCTCAGTTATGGGGCGTGGTCTATCCAGCGCAGTGGCTGGGTACTGATGAGCAGCTAACAAAATGAACTCATTTTAAGAGCGAATGAAATGACACCCTACGCGAAACGCTTACTCAAATATGCCATTGCCAACTGTCCTGCTCGGCCAGTTCGTAAGGGTAAAACTAAAGCAGAGTTGCTCGCAGAGCGTGAGCAATGGGCAGTGAACTATCTGAACTGTGGCATCGGTGAGCATTGGCAACAGCTTCAACGTCAGCCTAATGCAGTTCGCCGAGTAGTAACGACAACCGATGAGGATGACGAATAATGGCAATAATTGAAGATAAGTGCAGGCAATGTGGTACTGAGGTGATTGTACGAACAGGTAACGACTGCAAAGTCTCTTTTCGTAAAGATAATATACAGACCATCTATAAAACTGAGCCAGTCGATAACGACGGCCGTGAATATGACATTTTTCGCTGTGAAGGATGTGGTCTACCTATCCATGAAACCGTGCAGGCAGCGGCTTATGATGAAGGTACTAAGATAAATCCCGTCGTTGAAGCTCGTAAGAAGCAGCTAATCACGCTAATCAATGTGGCTAAGGGATCATTGCATCTCGATGAGGCTATCTACCGTGCCATGCTGAAAAATGCCACGGGTAAAGACTCCTTGCGGGTAATGAACCTGCCAGAGCTTGAACAGGCGCTAGAAGTGTTTAAACAAAAGGGCTTTAAACCTACTGCAACCAACAATAAAACAGCGGTTAAACGCCGTTTAAGTCCTGCTGCGGGTAAAAGCAAACTGGCCAGCATAGATAAAATACGTGCCATTTGGATCACCATGGGCCACCACTTAGTGATCCAGGATAACAGTGAATCGGCGCTTGATGCCTATGTACGTCGCATGACGCTACGCAGTAAAAATGAGGGTGTGGGTGCCACCCCATGGATGACAGAACCGCAAGCCTACAAGGTGCTTGAAAGCCTTAAAAACTGGCACAAGCGGGTGTTGATTGATCGCATTATCGCCCGTGGCGAGCGTTTAAAAATGAATGAAAAAGGCACTCGCCCTGCAAGTTATGAAGTGATTGTCGCCCAGTATGAGGGCTGTACTCGTGGAGTGAATCAATGAAACTCTGCCGTTGCCCTGTGTGCCATAGCAATATCCACTTAGATGCCTTAGTGAATGACGATGCTGCGCGTGAACTGCTCGCCACACTTGCGCCGATGGATGGTGCTACTGGACGGATTTTAATGAACTATATCGGCTTATTCCGCCCTGTTAAAAGCGACTTGAGTTTTAACCGTGCGCTCACGCTGGTGAACGACACTCTGGCACTAACTTCTAATCGCGACTGGCTGCGTGCGGCGTTGGAAGATACGGTGATCAAATTGCGTGCGGCGCGGATTGACGGCCAAAGTCGCCCACTAACCAACCACAATTACTTAAAAAAAGTGCTTGAAAGTATTAGTCAGCATGCCATCACACCAGTTGCCGCGCCTACCGCTAATGCCAAGCCAAGCATTGAGATAACCAGCTATGGCCGCCCTGAAAGTCTTGCTGAAACTAAAGCGAAATTTGACGAACAGATGGCAAGGTTTAAAGCAAATGCTAAAAAGTTCAAGCCAATGGAGCGCGGAGGTAATGATGAAGTCTGACTTAGATAACCAACAGGATAACCAGCTCGATTTGCTCGCGACCAATGCCGCCGAACTGGAACAAGCATTGGCTGCATTGAGTGAACTCAAAGACGATGAACGTAGCGACTTTATTCACCGCTGGCCCTCTACGCTGCAAAGCCTGAGCGCGTTAATGCAAGTGACGTTAAAAAAGCATGGGATAAGTAATGCTGATCGTATTAGTGAAGATTTAGCCACAGGCTTAAGCATCTACTTTGGTGGCCGCGATATGTATATCCCCAATGGCGAAAGCCTTAAAAAAGCACTGCGAGATATTAAAATCTGGCGGGAGTTTAGGGGGAATAATCTGGAACAGTTAAGCCGAGATTATGGTTTGACCGAACGGCGTATCAGCGAGATCATTGCCGAACAACGAGCAGTACTTATCGCAAGAAAGCAAAGACGGTTGTTTTAGCCAAAGTTATATGGAAAATTTTAACAAGATTGTTTATGTTATCTGTGAAAAATTAAGGAGTAACAAGATTATGGATTTCATGACAACCTGCCCCAAGTGCCAAAAAGAATATTTGTTTGTTGTCAGCAAAGGTGCATCGAATAAATGTCCAAAATGCGCTAAACGTAATGCTATTACAGGTGTTTTAAGCGTTGTGTTAGTAATTGTTATCATAGGTATCTTTTACTCTTCTGATAACTCTGATACAAAAAATGATGCTAGTGCTTCACATCAACAGACTGTAAACCGTCAGTTTAGCGGTTGGGATGGTTCACACAATGGCCTCGTTAAATTTGTCAAAGCGAATTTAAAAGACCCCAGCAGCTTTGAACATGTTAAAACCCAATATGCTGACAAATATAATTACCTCATAGTAACGATGCAGTATCGAGGTAAAAATTCGTTTGGGGCGATCGTCACAGAAGAGGTCGTTGCGAAAACGGATATGAATGGAAAGGTGTTAGAAATTATCAAGTAACTAATCCCGAAACCTTTCCAATCCGCTGAAAATCCCTAAACCGAGACAATGAACCCATGTTCACTGTCTCGGTTTTTTTATGGCCTTTGTCACCCACAACAACTTTCGCAGCGGCGTTAACAGTATGCCAATTGCGAACGCGCGACCTAAGCGCATTCAAAACCGTGTTTATCGGCAGTGTGCCAAGGACGGCTTTAATGCACGCATTAAAGCTGAGTTAGCTGGCGATGTACCTGCAACCGTCCCACTTTATAGCCACAGCGCCACCCGCCAGAGTTATTACTCCCAGGGCTGGCATGCCGTTACCTATCTTCACGTATTGAAAGCAAGGGAAAAAGCCCGCGAACAACGCAAGGCACAAGCTATAGAGGTGCCGAATGAACAGTAAACTCAAAGCGATTTTAGTCGCCGCAGGCTTAAGTTCGGCGGCCATCACTGGCGCACAGCTTACCGACAAGTGGGAAGGCAACAGCTTAAGCGTCTATGTCGATGCGGTAGGCGTACTCACCGCTTGCCGTGGCCACACAAGTAAAGACTTGAAGCTTGGGCAAACCTTTACCGAGCAGCAGTGCATGGAGATTTTTGCCAAGGATATCGCCAAGCAACTTTGCCAGCTCAACTCTGCGTAAAAAGTTACTTGCAGGGGATCGTGTAGGTGCCTGCATGGAGCTAACCCAAGCCTGTTCTACCAATCCACAAACGGGTGAGCGCGTCTGTAATGGTTGGACGTATGGCACCCGCCTAGGTGTCAAAGTGCGCCTAAATGGGCTGATTAAACGCCGAGCCGAAGAGCAAGCCATTTGCCTCTCCGAACTCACTGTAGGAGGGTTAACGCAATGACGCCTGCCCAAATTAGTACCGCGATTCAATGGCTAATCGTGTCGCTTTTTGTGGCAGTGCTTTGTTTAGCTCAATACCAATTAGCGACGACAAGAAGCCAACTTACCCAAGCGCTCGCGGATAAATCAACGTTGCAAACCGATGCGGATAACTTGGCGGAAAGCTTGCGCCAATCCAATGCCGATAAGGCCGCATTAGCGGCTGAATCAGAGCAGCTTGCCCTGCAATTACAGCAAGTATCGCTGCAAAAGGCAGAGCTAATAGGCCGCCATCAAGCCCTTAAAAATCAACTCAATCAACTGTTGCAGGACACTAACAATGAAGATGCTAAAGCATGGCGC